CTTCAGTACCTTTTGGTGGTGGAGATACAAATCCTACAAACTTAACACAACCAAATTGGTTTCCAGGCTTGCCTGGTGCTGTAAATAGTGGAGGTGGTGGTGCTGGTGCAAGAAATATTAATCCTAGTTCTCCTGCTGGTGGTGCATATGGTGGAGATGGTGGGCCTGGTGTTGTTATTGTTAAGGAAATACAAGGTACTATATCAGATACATCAACAACCCTAGTTTCAGATACATTTACTGCAAGTTCAACTCCGACTAAAGCAAGAATAGTTGTTTTTGCAGAAATTAATAGTACATTAAATTCCGAATTAACTGCATCTGCAACTAGAGATAATACAACTTTTAATGCGATAACTTTAACAGACACTGGGTATGTGTCTGGTTCTTCTGGAACTAAAATATTCACTGGTAGTACACCTTTGACTGGTACTGCAAGTCCTCAAGTTCAAGTTCGTTGGAAAATAGTTGGTTCTGGATTATCTCATATTAATACTATTCACGGCGTTTCACTTCAATGGGCATAGAAAATCAATATCTTGGAAATCCTAATTTAAAGAAAGCATTTGTAAGTCAAGAGTTTACAAAAGAAAATATTCTTGAGTTTCAAAAATGTATGAATGACCCACAATATTTTATAGAAAAATATATAAAAATTGTATCATTAGATAAAGGTTTAATACCATTTGATATGTACCCTTTTCAAAAAGAAATGGTTGGTACATTTCACAACAATCGTTTTACAATCTGTAAATTACCTAGACAATCTGGTAAAACAACCACAATGGTTTCGTATATATTACATTATGTTTTGTTCAATCAAAATATGAATGTAGCAATACTTGCAAACAAAGCTGCAACTGCAAGAGATATTTTATCCAGATTACAACTTGCATATGAACATTTACCTAAATGGTTGCAACAAGGAATACTATCGTGGAACAAAGGTAGTTTAGAATTAGAGAATGGTTCACGCATAGTTGCAGCATCAACTTCATCAAGTGCAGTTCGTGGTGGTTCATACAATATGATATTTTTAGATGAGTTTGCGTTTGTACCTACAAATATTGCAGAAGAGTTTTTTAGTTCAGTTTATCCTACTATTTCATCTGGTCAATCTACAAAAGTTATTATTGTATCAACACCAAACGGTATGAATATGTATTATAAATTATGGACAGATGCAGAAACAAAAAAGAATACTTATGTACCCATAGAAGTTCATTGGTCTGAAGTTCCAGGCAGAGATGAAAAGTGGAAGAAAGAAACGATTGCAAATACAAGTGAATCACAATTTCAAAAAGAATTTGAGTGTGAGTTTTTAGGTTCTACAAATACATTAATAAATGCATCTATAATAAAAAATATTCCTTTAAGAACGCCTTTAACATCTAATGCTGGTCTTGATGTATATGAAAAACCTAAAAAAGGACACACATATGTTATTGTTGCAGATGTAGCTAGGGGTATTCAAGGAGATGCATCTGCGTTTACTGTTATGGATGTATCTCAATTACCATATAGATTAGTAGGTAAATATAAAAATAATGAAATAAAACCTATGTTATTTCCAAACATTATCAAAGATGTTGCACTTGCATACAATCAAGCATTTGTATTAATAGAAGTAAATGACATTGGTGACCAAGTTGCAAATTCTTTACAATTTGACTTAGAGTATGATAATCTTATAATGGCAAGTATGAGAGGTCGTGCTGGTCAGATAGTTGGTGGTGGTTTTAGTGGTGGTAAATCACAACTTGGTGTGAGAACAACTAAGGCAGTCAAAAAAATTGGTTGTTCTAATCTAAAAACAATGGTAGAGTCTAATAAGATTATATTAGAAGATTATGATATAGTTGCAGAGATGTCTTCATTTGTTCTTCACGGACAGTCATATCAGGCAGAAGAAGGACACCACGATGATTTAATGATGTGTTGTGTATTATTTGCGTGGTTATCTGGTCAAACTTATTTTAAAGAACTTACTGATAGTGATGTTAGAGCTAAATTGTTTGCAGAAAGTCAAAATCAGTTAGAACAAGACCTTGCACCATTTGGATTCTTAGATAATGGTATTGATGACCCTATACCACAAATAGATGAATATGGTGAAAGATGGACTCCAGTTGTTAGGAAGTATGATACAAATTGGTAAATGCATCTTCATCAATTAAATCATTATCTTTTTTTAAAAAACAATTATGACAAACTATTACATTGTTGTCTATATGTTCTAATAACAATTTTCTAGTATCTTTTTTTAAACTTTTCTTTTTAGAATCTGCACGAATCTTTCTATCATCTGGATAAAATTTTAATACCACTATTTCAGACTCACCACAATATTTACAAGACTTATCTCTTAATTGTTCATTAATCCACTTATCTTTTAGTCTACGGTGTCTTCTTGCAACTTTTCGTATGGTATTACGGTATTTTTGATAATGTTCACTCATATTTATATTTAGACTTGGTATAAAAACAAACATACAAAAAACGATTTTTTATAAATATAGTTGTAGTAGATTAACTAAACTAATATAAGGAGTAGAAATATGGGATTTCAAGTTTCTCCAGGCGTAGAAGTCAAAGAAGTTGACCTAACGAATATCGTTCCTGCTGTTTCTACAACTATTGGTGCTGTTTGTGGCCCCTTTGAAAAAGGGCCTGTCAGTGAAATAACAAGTATCAGTTCCGAAAAACAACTCGTTGAAGTATTTGGTAAACCAAATGCAAACAATTTTGAGTATTTTTTCACAGCTGCAAACTTTTTACAGTATTCAAATTCACTAAGAGTTGTAAGAACTGAAAGTACATTGAAAAATGCATCTTCTGGTGGTTCTGGTATTTTAATCAGAAACACTTTGCATTATCAAGAGGCTTTCGCAGACGGACAAGGTACTCACGGTACTTGGTCAGCAAGAACGGCTGGTATTCACGCAAACGGAATTAAAATAGACATTTGTGATAAAAACAATTTTTCAGAAATGTCAAACAAACAAACTAATGATGCCAGTGCAAGTGCTGGTGATACAACAATTACAATGGATGCTATTGATGCTACTGATTTTGCAGTAGGTGAAGTTATAGAATTTTATTCAAACGCTGGTGGTACAGTTTTTGCTGTAGGACACGAAGCACAAAAATACGAAATTACAGCAGTAGATACATCTGGTGAAACAATTACAATCAGACAATTAGATGACCCTGCTGCAAGTGGATTAATCGCAGATTTAGCAGACGATTCTTATGTAAAAAGATACTGGAGATTTGCAGATTTATTTGATACTGCTCCAGGCACATCTGAATTTGCAACTGCAAGAGGTGTTCTTGATGATGAAATACACATAGTTGTATATGATTCATCTGGAAGACAAACTGGTTTTGATAACGATGTTGCTGGTGAGAGATTAAACTCTATACTAGAAACATTTGCTTTTGTATCAAAACACCCAGAAGCAACTACACCTCAAGGTAATTCAAATTATTATCCAGATGTAGTTTATAGGGATTCTAAATTTGTTTATTGGGGAGACCACCCAACTGCAGCTATTGATGCATCTGGTGACTGGGGTCAACCTCTTTCATCTGATTTATCAGTACAAGGTTCAAGTGCTTTTAATAAATTTACAACTGGTGTAGAAAATGTAGATAGGTCTACACTTGCAAATGGAACAGACGATTATGCTGTTACAGACGGTGAACAACTTACTGCATACGGAAGATTTGATGACGGTGAAGCAGTTGATGTAAATTTAATTATGGCTGCAAAAGCAAGTTCAACTCTTGCAACAAACTTAATCACTATTGTTGAGAAAAGAAAAGATGCATTAGTCTTTATTTCTCCAGAAAGAGCTGATGTTGTAGGTGCTGCCGATTCTAATACACAAACTACAAATGTCAAGAACTTTTTTGATTTACTTCCAAGTACATCATTTGCAGTTTTTGATAGTGGTTACAAATACCAATATGATAGATTTAACGATGTATATCGTTATGTACCATTAAATGGTGATATTGCTGGTGTAACTGCATATACTGAATCTGTTGCAGATGCGTTTTTCTCACCTGCTGGTTTTACTAGAGGTCAAATTAGAGGTGCAGTTAAACTTGCATACGAACCTAATAAAGACCAAAGAGATACATTATATAAAGCAAGAATTAATCCAGTTAACTCATTTCCTGGCCAAGGTACTGTGTTATTTGGTGATAAGACTGCTCTTGCAAAACCAAGTGCATTTGATAGAATTAATGTTAGAAGACTATTCATTATTCTTGAAAAAGCAATCGCTACTGCAGCTAAGTTCCAACTATTTGAGTTCAATGATGAATTCACAAGAGCTCAGTTTAAAAACTTAGTAGAACCTTTCTTGAGAGAAATTCAAGGACGAAGAGGTATTACTGACTTTAAAGTAGTTTCAGACGAATCTAATAACACTGGTGAAGTAATTGATAGAAACGAATTTATTGCTGACATTTTTGTCAAGCCAACAAGGTCTATCAACTTTATCACTCTTAACTTTGTCGCTGTAAGAACTGGTGTTGCGTTTACAGAGATAGGAGGGTAATTAGATGGCAAATATTAATGACTTTAAATCAAGACTTGCTGGTGGTGGTGCTCGTGCCAATCAGTTTAGGGTAATATTACCTCCTCCAGTCGGACAAGTAACTGCAGCTATCA